GTGAACGACGAACTACTAACGCGGCCGGAATTATTTCCAGCAGCGTCTCGATGAACGTAGTGCGCGTAATAAGCGGTGCTCGGGGTCAGCCCGGTAAACGACACGGACTGCGAGCCTGTCGCCGTCACGGTCTGCGTCAACGCTGCAGCAATGACTGTTGCTGCAGACTCGGTTGCGTTCGTGCTCGCAAGCCGGTACAGCGTGCCGTTTGCCTCGTCTGTGACGACAGTTCCTGAAGCGGTGCTCGCGCCTGTCGCGGTTCCGGTCGGGCTCGTAAGCACTGGCGCGGTCGTGTCTGCCGCTACAAACTCGATGATGGTTGACGGATCAGCGGTGATAGCCTCGACTTCGGCAACAGAAAGATTCGCGCCGACGTACCATGCCTCGCCGTCTAGAGATGTGTTACCGGTGCCTGTGTAGGTGCCGCCAAACTTTAGTGGCCTGCCGGGTGATCCGATGAGATTCGTGGAGCTTACCGTCGGGTTGGACCTTGCGCCGATAACCTCGGCACCATTGGCAATAAACCGGAATTTCGCGGTCCCATCAGCCGGGTCGTGGCGCATCGCCATCGAAATGAAAGCGCGAACATCGTCGTTCCCGCCCGCAGCATTGTTTGTGCCGCCGCCGCCTGCAGGGCTGATGTCAAACGTGTAGATTGATCCCGATGAGACCTTGATCGATCCGGCGTTGGTAAATGAGTCAGGGAATGTCTCTGCACCTATCAACCACGTCCCGCCAGAGACGCCATTAAAGATGTCTCCGTAGTAGGAGCAACCAAGAACGTAATGATCGTTCTCATCAACGCCAAGGCCGCCAGAAACTCCATGCGAGAAATAGACGCCTCCAGCTCCTCCAACCGTGCCAGTAATGCGGCCATCGGCATTAAAGCCAGCTCCAGACGCGGACCGAGAGATCAGCGTTGTGGCCGTGTCGCCAGTACGCAGGCAGTGAACAGAATCAGCCGATGCGGGCCAGTAGATTGCAAGGATCTTCCCCGCGTAGGCGGGCTTAATCCTCCACGTTAAAGAACTCGCGGATTGTGGGAAACGTGCTGCCATTTTTTAAACCGATGCGAGGAACCAGCAGTTTTCAGGGCCGTCCGGGTAGTAGCAGTACCCGCCAAGGTCGGGCATGGGCTGGAATCTGCCGAAATTCCCGTTCAGGGCGTTTGGAACTGTTGGGCCAGTTGTAGAAAGCAGGCTTGTCGCATAAGTTGCGGGATCGACCACAACGACCTGAGAGCCTGTGACGCTCTTGTAAATGTACTTGTCTGACACGCTGTCGTAATGCGCCGTCGCGCCGATCTGGGATGTGACCATCGTCGCATAGGAACCTGTCAGAGACGGCTGCGACCATGTGCCACCAGCTATGTCGTAAATCAGAACGACACCAGAAGCCGCAAACGCATTGCCAAGAAACACCACGCGATTGCGCAGCGTGTCAACAAGTGAGGCTCGGTAGTAGGTCGCTGTGCCATTTGCCCCACCCGGCCACGCAGCAAGAACCGTCCACGTAGCATCAGAACGATTCCAACGCAGCAAGTTTGATTGACCTGTGGCGTAGACATTGCCTGTTGATGCGTCCCTGCACTGAGCGCATGCCCTCGGCATAACCTGCGGGCCATCGGTCCAAGTGTTTGCAGCGTCCCAATCATTTGCCGTCAGGTCCGCGGCATCGACGTTGTTCGATGTCCAGTTGCCGCCACCCCAAGATGATCCAACGCCAAGCCTAAAAATCTTGTTTCGCACCAAGTCGGGGTGCTGGTTGTAGTAGGTGTGATCGCTGGTTGGGCGTTGCTTGCCATCTGGCTCAACCGCGTAGTAGTCGGTGTCAATGACGTAGTACGCCGCTGGGGTTGGCTGCTTCAAGATGATCGGAGCGCCTGGTGTGTCAACACCAAGATCTACCTTCGTAATTTCGTTACCTGCGTAGTCCGCATGCCCGCCAACACCTGCCCAGTAAATCCCATTCCCGATAACCGCAAGACCGTTCCAAGCGTCGATCTTTGTCCGAAGGCTCCCGGTCGGCATGATTGTTGGCGGCGTCAGCGTGATAGCCGTTCCGGTCAACTCTTTCCACTCCCATTGAGACATGGGAGATCGCCACGCAGGGTATGCCGATGGCGCGACTGGTGTTCCGCGCCCACGGTTTGGGAAACGAATCATGTCTCGCTTAGGCCGGATCAGGGATGCCGATATCGAAGGCACCAAGCGTGAACGTGTTGCCGTTCGTCACTGCCTGCGATGCAGACAATGAGCCCTGGGCCAACATGCGCGAGTTCACGGTGTCGCACAGCGCGTAATAGACCGCAGTGCCTGTGGCAGTGACGCTGCCATCAGTGATCGCCGAGACTGTTACCTTGCGCCCGCCGCCCGTGCGATCACTTGGGGCAGAGACTGTCGGGCTCGTTTTGTTTCCAAGCGTGTAGGTGGAAGTGGCCTCGGCGTAGGTTGTTGGCAATGTGCCGCAGATGTGCAACACATTGACCTCTGTATCAAGCGCCGTCAAACCGTTGTCGAACACACGGTCATTGAGAGTCGCCATCTTGGCCCCTTAAATAGAAAAAGCCCGCACTTGGCGGGATTGGTTTGGTTCTTGCTGGCCAAGCTTCAACAACGATTGCTTGCCGGTATATGGCAGCTTATCGAAATGAGTATCTGTACCAACATATTTAAGCGCAGTCATTACTCGCCGCCTTTCTTGTTCTCAGGCGCGCCGCCTCTAGACTTGGTTTTGCGGTCTTCCTTTGGCTCAGAAGCCCATCCCTCTTTCATTGAGACTTCGATTAAGTCTTGGTCTTCAGTTTCAATTTCTTGGCCTTTAGCGAAGGTTTCAATTTCGACGCCTCGGTGAGCCCAAGAGAATTCAGTAATTGCGATTAGCTTCATTCAAAGACCCAATGAAAAAGGCCCCAATAAAGGGGCCTTGTGTTTCTAGATAATGCGTTTTTAGGTCGTAGATATCTTGAGCAGCTTAATTGCTTGTGTATTGCGCAGCTTTCCGCCAACTCGCTTTCTGATATAGAACTTGACGTAACCAGGAGTGGTGATTTCGTCCCGAGTCATGCGCATCCCTACGCGGTCGGCAATCAGATAGCCTTCTTTGAAGTCACCGAAGGCGAGCGGGAAGGCGTTTGCCGCTACTGCTGGCATGTCTTCAGCTTCGACAATCGGGAAGCCAGCAAAGCTCGCGGGCTGACCGGCGGCCAAAGATGGCTGCCACATATAGGCGTTGGTCGTAGCTTCTTTGTACTTGCGGATCGAAGACAGCACAGCCTTTGACGTGAGCCAGGTTGCATTGGTGCGATAACGTGCACGCAGCGCGTAGATCATGTCGAAGAACACATCAGGGCTGGTCGGCATTGCCGAAGCCTGACCGCCTGCGATGTACTGTAACGTACCGAATGCGCGGGACGAGTCAGCCGTGGTCACTGGGGTCGGGCCAGCCAAAATGCCTGTTGGCTTCTTGGTGCCGTTGCCGGAAACAAAGGAAGCGCCTTCGCCAGCGTAGATGGCCTCGCCAGCCGACATGGTGAGCCACTCTTCGACGTTGAAGAACAAGTCGTCAAGCGATTCCTCAGTTGCTTGTGGCTTGGCAGACGCCATGCCGAACGTTGGCGCAACTTCTGCCAGGTCAGGCGTGTTGGTCTGGTTGCGTGTGTCGGTTTCGCCGATCCACTCGAAGCCTGCGCCGTTGATGTCAAACAACTCTTTGTAGTCAGGCGTACCAACAGTGCGAACCGTAGCCAATGCGCGGATCGGAGAAATATCGACGCCGATTCGAGCAATCGCACGCTCAATTTCTTCAGGCAACGCGAAACCGCCCGATGCGTTGGTGCTGGTGCGCGTGTCAGCAGCTTTGCTTTCAAGCTGACGCTGTGCAGCAGTTACCTTTTGCTGGCGCTCATGGTCGCCAGGGTTGCGCATCCAGTCCAGAAACGCGCCCTTGTACTCGGATGCTTCACGGCTGGCGCTGTCGCCTTTGGTGTCGAAAACGCCAGGGCGGTTTAGCTTGGTTTCCATCGATTCGAGCTTGGCTTTGATCTCGGTCATCGAGTCCAGAGCGCCGTCCATCTTGGCGAGCTTGGCTTCCATGTCGCCGGTCGCTTTGCTGGCCTTGATGGCCTCCAACTTGGCATCGTTGGTGCGCTTGTATTCCTCAAACGTTGAGCCGATTTGCTCGACCATTTGCTTGATTTCGGTAGTCATAACTTTCCTTAAGACGTAAAAAAAGCGCCTCGAGGGCGCTTTACGGTTGGTGATTTGAAAACTAGCGGATGATTGAATTCAGCCGTTCAAGGGCTGCTTTCAGTTCCCCGGCGTCGTCAGAATCACTCCGACTCGATAGGGTTTTGATACGACTCACGAACGTGGTCGCGTCTTGCTTGGAGAAACCTGAATCTCTCAGGACTCTCTCTGCATCTTTGAGCGTGTTGATCTCGTCTGCTGACTTGACCTGTGTCACGCGGGCTTTTGTATTCGCAGGAAATGTGACCAGGGAAACTTCCCACAGCTCAACCTCGGTGAGCGTGCGGATTTCTGCCTTCTCGTCATAGTTGGATTGCTTTGTCATGAAGCCAATGGACAGGCCATTGATCGCGCCCATCTTGAGTAGCGCGTGAGCCTCTTTGCCTTTGACGGTCTCCATCGCCAACTTGCCGGACAGCTTCAGGCCGTTAGCGTCTTCGGTCATGTCCGTCCAAATGCCTATTGGTTGGCTTGAGTCGTGTTGCCACAGCATCGCTGGCATCGTCTTGGCCTGCCTGTGCTCAGTTATTGACTTGATGAAAGCGCCTTTTTGAATCACGTCGGCATAGCTGTCTTTGACGCCAAAGACTGAGCCGTAACCCTCGACCGTTCCGTCTTCATTGACCGCTTTGATCTCAAAGCCAAAATCAAGGTGTTTTGTTTGCATTCTTTTCCTCACGCTCTACAAATGAGCAATTCGTCCCGCTTGCTGCGGCGGCGCTTAGGTAAATAGTCATAGGCTGGCCTGTATCCTCTTAGCCAATTTGGCCCGCCGGATGGCCCGTTTTCTGGCTCAATGGGGTCTAAAACTTCTGCCCAGAAGTCAGCAGCCCAGAACCCGGCTTGCCAGAAGCCAAGTTCCCAGAAGTTCATGCTGGCCTCATGCTGTCGCCCGTGACGCCTGTGCCTTGAATTTGCACATCATTCACGTACTGGATGTTGGCGTCCACCACGCCGCTTTGGGTAAAAGTGAGAGAGTCAGTCTTCGCCTTGATGGCGGCTATGTCGCTGTTGGCTGGTGCTGTATATGCCGACGATGCAAGGCGCGTGCTGATAGCTGCGTCAAGATAGGCATCAATGGTTGCCTTCATTGCCGTGACTTCTGAGGCTTGGGCCAGTTGCACTTCCATGCCATAGAAAAGCGGCACCACACCGTTTGAGCCAAAGCTGAGTTTCTGCGTGGCTGGCAGGGTACGCATCAGCACCGTATTGTCTGCCTGTTCCCTGCGGAAAAACACGGGAACGTCGAAGTTGTCGCCAATGGTGAACTCTTTGACGCCCGAACCTGTGAAGCTGTAAAGCACCGTTAAGTCAGCAGCGCGAACGATGCGGATAACGTCCGTTGGGTTTGGCCCTTGGAAGTCGATGGTTGCATCGCCCACCGTCCACAGGCCGGGGTTCACGTTCGTCAACAGGCTGACTTGGTTGAACTTGGTGAATGGGTTTGTCTGTGCCGTGGTGAACTTCACCCGCATTTCAAGCCCACTTCCACCAGCGGCATAGCCTGTCAGCGCAGCGATGCAGCCCGATAGGTTGGTGCCGTTTAGGGCTTGGTATGCGGGCCACGATGTACCGGGCACGCGCACTGCAAATTCACAGGTGTGCGCAGCGCCTATGGTTTCGGTTCCATCCAACAAACGGGCACGGCCCACAGCGTAGGCCACGCCGGGTTCTGTGCCGCCTGTGAGTGCGGAACCGTTGACACTGACGATCCGAACCTGCCCGGATGGAAATGTGATGGAATAACCAGCGGACAGGGAGCCGCTGACAGCCACGCCTGTGCCAATGCCGGCAATGGCCTCAATGGCCGCGTCCATTGTTGGGGCGGTGGCGTTGTAGGCCAGTGCAGATGTGGTGCCCAGCACCGTACCGCTTGAATCTGCCACTGTGACGGTGAAGGTGCCGCCAGTGGGCGCACCCGGCGCACCGATCACCGCAGAGTTGGCAGCCGCACCCGGCGCATCAACGTACAGGCGAGGCATTGCGCCTTGAAACGATGTGATGCCATGCATGGCAAACGGCATGGTGATGGTTGCTGTGTCGCCCGATGTGGGCAGCAGGAACGCCCCCAGCGCGTCGGTGTAACCGCCCCCTGTCAATTCAAGGCCAACACCTGCGCCGAACGGGCCGAAGGTCACATGCCCGGTTGTGGGGGTCAGGCTTGGGTCGGTGTAGTTGCCGCCCACAAAGTCGCCCACACCCGCGAAGGTTTCGGTGATGCCTGCGATGGTCGATGTGACAAGATCGTATTGCCCGCCCGTTGACGCATCAAGGCCGGTTGCTATTTGCGCAGTGGCGAAGGTGCCAAACACCTTTTTAACACTGCTGCCGTTGGCAAGCCATGTCGAAACCGTGTCAATGAACGGGCCACTGCGAATGTTGGGAAACGCCATGTTCTGAAACATAGAGCCAGCGCAAGCAAGGTAAACGGGGCGGTCGCCGTTGTTGCCCATGTCAACGCCGCCACCAAAAAACTGCACGTTTGCACAGGCCGCATTAGGGTTGACAGTCTGGCCACGGTATTGCATAGGGCCTGCTGCTTTGAAACCCGCAATTACCGGGTTGATGCAGTTGGTCATTGCGAAACAATTGACTACCGCGCTGGTTGCATCTTGCGCGTTCAGCGTGCCATCAGCATAAGCAGGGGCAACAATCTTTGCGTCTGTCAGGTTGCTGATGATGAAAGCTGCACCAATGGCTGTCGCGTTGGTGATCTTGACCCCTGTAGGCAGCGTCACAAAGCCAAACACCGCGTTATTTATGCTGCTGCGCTTGCCATAAAAGCCGCCATAAACACGGTCGCACTCCAACAGGCGGGGAATGACTGCCAGGTTCAGCCCGTAGTTGGGACCCTTGGAAAAACCAACAAAGCGTTTGATGCGTGTATCGCCGTACACGTTGGAGATTTGCGTTGTGCCTCCGGGGCCAGTGAACGGGCCTTGCGTGCGGCTGAAACCATCGATGTAAATGCTGCCGTTTGAGTTGTTGAACTGGGTTAAATCAGCGCCCATCCCAACATTGACCAAGCGCACAGCGGTGAAGTTATCGTTCACACACCGGATTTTGTGGCTGAAGCTGACCCACTCGCAATCAAGCGTGCCAAGCGGTGAAATGTCAATTAGGCTTGCCAGTGTCATGTTGCCTTCGTAGCAATGAACCGTGGCATTGGTGCCGCCTGTCAATGCGCTGGAAGCCACGCGCACGCTTGGGAAGTTGCCAAAGCCAGTAATCAGCGAACCCGCCCATGTGATGAAGACCGCTGTGGGCAATGGGCCCCCCGACGATGTGACTGTGCCAGCGCCTGTGACTGCTTCAATGGCGGTGTCAATGGCTGCTGCTGTGGCGTTGAATGCGATGTCGCCAGTGGTGCCAAGAACAGTGCCAGCCTCGTTTTTGATTTCCAGCGTGAAGGTGCCGCCCGTTGGGGTGCCTTGCGTGATGATCTGTATCCCCCGCGTGGCGTTGCCATCGTGGCGGTTGCTGATGTAGATGTTTGGGATGCGAACGGCGCAGCCAGTGGGCACGGCCATGCCGTTGGTGTTGTCGCCACAGCGCAAGGTGCGGTTTGTTTCATGCCAGAACAGCACACGCCCAGCCGGGGTGTTGCCCGCAGTGAATGCCGAGTCTGTTGCGCCGCCGATAGTGACGTTCAAGCCCACGTTCAGGTTGTATTTTGGGTCTTCGTCAACGATGGCCCAAGGCATGTAAACACCTGACCCTGCGGTTTCTTCCACCTCGCAGTAAGTCATCGTTTTGATGACACCGCCGAACAAAGTGGTGAAGTCCCAAGTGATTGCAGCGCCAGTGCCGACACCCAGCGACATAGGCGCACCGCGCACTTCGAACATGCCCGCAGCCTCAAACCGCAGATCGTTGTTCATGTCGTCCAAGTCAAACAACAAAGGAACTGTGGGGCTGCTGTTTTCAATGCGCAGCTTGCCCGAGGTTAGGCACTGAATGGTTCCGGGGCGGGTGGCTGGCGTTGCACTGATGGTCAGCGTTGCACCGTTGCGGATGTCGAGAATCTCGCCCCGTGCGTAAGTGACGCTCGTGATGTTTTGTGATGTGGTGATGATTGCCATCAGTGACCCCTGTCAAATATCCAGCAGTTCACAAGGGCTTGCCGTGGTGCTGCGATAGCCGCACGCACTTCTGGGTCTATGGATTCGTCAGCCTGGAACACCTCCCATGCATCTTGTGCAGCCTGGAAGGTGCCAAAGATGTGGTGGCGGTCTGCGTCGGGTTCCATCTCAAGCGTATTTCGTAGTGGTGCTGACAATCTCGTCGTTCGCGTCACGCTGGACGGTCTGCACGGCAGTCTGCGGGAATGCGTTGTTGACCACCACTGAGGCTTGAGGAACGGTGGCCTCAAAGGTGACAGGCGTGGGTTCAACGTTGACGTTGACCACGGTGGCTGGCACCTGAACTTCGGGCATGGTGATGTTGATGGGCATCTCTGATCCGATGGCCTTGATGTGGTCGGCGTGCGCCTGCGCCATCACATCGATGGCAGACTTGACGCTGCGTTCGATGTCGGCGGTGCGCAGTTCAAACGTGTTAATGACCGGGGCTGGCGCTGGTTGCTGACGGGATTCAAGTGCATCCAACTTGCGCTCAAGCAGTTCGATCTGCTTGGCCTGTTTGTCATCCTCGGGTGGCTCTGGCTTGTCGTCAGGATCATCGCCCGTTGTCATGTTCATTGGCGTCAGATATTGGTCACCACCGGCGCGGGGGTCTCGTCCCTCTTCATCGCGCCATTCGTTCGGGCTAAGCAACCCCATTTCCACCATCGTGCGGGCATAGACTGCGCGGGCATTCATGTCACCAGCCACCAGATAACGGGTATCAAATTCAGCGTAAAGCGGGCCGCTACCGTCTAGCAGCATCTCGTCGATTCGCTGCGTCCAGGCGCGGTGCCATGGGGCCAATGTGTGTTTCACATGGGCGCTGAAAAACGCTTCAGAGCTTGCGAACGTGGCGGACTTATCTGAGTGCCCAACCATGATGGGGAACACCCCATAACCCCTGCATATCTCTTCAATCTGTAGCCTGCGGGTTTCAACATGCTGTGCATCGACCCCCGTTATTGAGGTGTTGAACCACTTGGCCGCACGATCCAGAATCAGCGGAGTTCCTGCGTTGTCTGGCCCGCTTTTCTGCTTGAGGAATGACGCAATCCGCGCATGCTGCTCAGGGCTTAGGTTGCCTTCTACCGTGTAGGTGCCTGAAGGCTTCAAGCCATTGGCGTGCATGGCAGACTGGCTGCGCTCTGTCGCCATTGCCAGGCCAATAGCCGCCCGCGCAAGCGTCACCGCGTTCATGGGCTTGACCCAATCCCATTGCAGGTTATTCAGCAGAAAAATATCGTCCGGCTTGAACTCTCCAATGAGTCCGAACTGGTCCCAGCAGCGATACCGAAGGCCATATCGGGATGTGCGTTCTACATCCCATTGGCCCGGCATAACCGGCAGCAACTCGCGCACCCTGCGGTTATCGCCGCGCACCTTGATGGACAACGCCGCACCAGTTAGCGCCGCGTGAATGGTCATTTGCCTACGCCACTCAAAACTGGTCTGCCACTCGTTTGGGCGACGGCTCAACAATCGGTACT